CTGCAGTAGAGACTGGTGCGAATTACGCTTCTCTCGCACTTCCTTACTCTGTAGCACGTATCCGTGCACCTCCTCACATTGAAGGTCACAATTGACCCTTACATGACGGAAGTGAGTAAGGCGAGTGTGCGTAAAGAAGCGAAGACAACCGATCGGATCCTGAGTGATTGGTATATCCCGTAGAATATTTTTCGGGATACACGTGTTCATCCAGGTGCTTAAGGCCCAAAGGCCTTTCGTGTAGGCGTTATTAGAAACGTCGATCCACGATACAAGCTCCGAGGGGGTTGGCTTATCTGTTAGAGCTGTGGCCTGCATATAAAGCGGAGTTACGTCGTAACCCCGGTATGCATCCATCCCGCAAGATTCACGGAAGTGGCCTTTGTGATGGGTCTTTGCCCAATTTACCTCAAGTTGTAGAAACGAGAGGAGCTCTGACAGTATATGACCGCAGCGCGACGGCAAAATAATGTCGTCGCCGTAGACCCGAACCTTCTTTGCCGCCCGCGCGAGACTTCTGCGCGTAACGCGTGCATACTTCCCGTGTTCTTCCCACAGCACACAAGCTATGGAGATCCACGTATAGATGAAGGTTTGCACTGGGAAGGTGGTGGCGTTTCCCTGTCCTGCATACTTCCTTAGTATGGTAGCATCTCTGCTACCCACTTTGGTTGCATTAATTACCGTTCTAGAACGAACGGCGTGCAGAGCAGAAAGGATCGAGAGATTGCCTTGGAAGGCACGCTCAACGGTCCACAAGGATAGACGGTCCGACGCTGAGGAGAGATCCACAGTCATAAGATCGCCTGTCCGGGAGGCTTCTAGAGCTTTGTCCCGAGAGGGAACTTGGCTTTTGAAGTCTATGGATACGCCCAAGTAGCTTGGCATATGAAGCCGAAGCCACTTCAGCAGTCCCTGTTGTAGGAACTGATGCGCCGTTGGCTCCGATGTGATTAGACGTGGCCCTTTCATGGATTTAGGCACAGCGAGAAGCTTTGCCATAGGTTCATTAAGGGTGTAGTCTTGTCCATCGAAGTGCGCCGTCGACTCATTCGTTTGGGCATAGAGCTCAAACGGAAAAGTGCGCCCCAACTTTAGGGGCCAACTGGGGAAGGTGTATTTGTCCTCTCCAGTTTTGACGTCGCTAACGGCTCCGGGTCCGTGTCTTCCACACACTTCGCTTGTGTCGAGGAATCCAAACATGGAGCTGGACAACCAACACACTCTGTCGAGGAGGGCAAGGAGCTCTTCACGGCAGGTAATGGAAGGTTCTGCGAGACTGGGGTGTACTTTAACTTCAGTCCCTCTGCTTCCATCTGAGAACGACAGCCTCCGAGTGTAATAAGGATGGGTAAAAGAACCATCCGAATCACGTCCGAGGTCGAATAAGTCGTCCGACTCCCAGTACAACGTGGGCCGTCTAAGGCCGGCGTCAATCTGGAAGAATTTGCGAACACTTGCAAGCTTTCTAGCATCTGTGGGCTCCTTAACAATGTCTTTCAACATGTACAAGAATGTACGTGTGAAGAAGACGAAGTCGGGATCCACAGTAGCGTACGTCCTGCAAGAGTGTGGTTCGTAAAGATAGTCACCAAATAGGGCATCCAAGAGGAAGCCCTTCTCAGCGCTACCCAAGGGTTTAGGAATCTTCTTTGTATCGAAGAATCCCGAAGAAAGTGTTTTGTCAAACACCTTCCCCAACTCAGGGAGGTCAATACAGACCACCTCTAAGCCCCTTGTTTCTACGAGCCTCTCAAGTCTAGGTAGACTTTCAAGGAAGTAAGACACGAGGTCAGGCTTCTGTACCCGCACATCTTCAATTAGTGCGAGATAGGAAGCTAAAACCTCATGGCTGTTTCTCTTAGACATTTGAACGTCCTTTCTATAGGAGGTTGTCAGGAGATTAACCAGGAGTGTCCGAAGTCCATGAAGACTGTCTGAAGGGGGGAGCTAAGCCCCCCCCAATGCAGAAGATCTCAGGATTCACGTGCGATCAACTTATCGATGTTTCCATCGGTCAGAAAGTCGACGAGGGCCTGAGCTGCATAGTCAGACGCGGTTGCGAGCTGGACGCCTTCAAAAGTCTTGATGACCATCCACGCCGAGGATGTGCGAAGAAGCACATTATCTGCGTCGTAGTGGTCAACGTCCAGGCGAGCCAAGTGGGACTCACCAGACTCCCCTTTAGGGGGAATCGTGTGCTTCACGGAAAGAGTATACCGAATAGTCACCTCATCGAGGGTATATTCGATACCGCCACTTGCATTATAAATCTTTGCAAGCGACTTCGCAACACCGTTATAGGTGATGCTAATCGGATCTCCGAGTGCCATGTGTTTCTTTCTTTCGTCTCCCATATCGAAGGGAGGGTTTGAGAGGAACTAATGTCCCTCAGCGCGCCATCCGCAAGGATGAAGCTGTTAACAGGGCTCCGAGGATTGAAGTCTGCCTCAAATTTAACATTGGGGCAAAACCAAAACCCACGTTAGGGTTTGAACCCACGTACGAGCGTTCTTTCCTGGTGTAAATTTTCTTACCACCAGAATACGACATGCTCCGAACTTGGTTCAGAGTTGAAGCAATGCTAGTTGTTTTCGTCGACTTCACCATCACGTGCAAGTCCTTGAAGTGCCACGAGGAATAACCTCGCCGCGCCTCCATGAGCAAGCCAATGTTGAAGAAGTAGTCGAGCAACCACGACCATGGGATAGCATTCCATATCGTGGCGGCACTAGCATTGAGACCGAGTGCTGTTCTTAAAATGAACATCTCGCGCTCGTAAACTGGAATTGGTAACGGCTCGTTAAGAAAAGTTCGAGCAGTACACCAACCCTCCACAGAGGTGCCCGAGATCGTTCCGAGAACGTAGTTCCCGTCACTACCAAGGGCATATGAGAAGGTTCCAGCTGACCCCGGACTAGACTTACCTCCCAAAGAGTGGGAGACTCGTCCGCCGTTAGCTGCATTCGTGAGGGCGTTCTGAGCGTCGGCAAACAGCTTCGCAAAGTCTGCGAGCTTGCCTAGATCAGAAAGCAAAGGTCCCCAGCCAAATTGATAGGCTAGGTATCCTCCCGGTACATCTCGGGGTTTTGATCGTCCACTTAGGACGTCCCCAAGACCTCGCAGCATACGTGGAAGATCCTTTAGTTCGAACAAGAACAAAGGAATATCCATCTGAGGCGTGAATGGGTTAATGGACGCTAATGCTTTTGCGTGCCAGTAATTCCAGTCAGTGGCCCCAATAGAATCCACGTATTGATAACCGGTCCAACTAGCCCAGGCATAATTGGTGTGTCTTCTCCAATTGAAGCCTGAGAGTCGGGCCTCCCCACTAAGTAACAGGGGAACACACTTGAACTTAGTAATGTTCAAGGAGTGAGGTTCAACATACGGTGGTCCAGGACCTAAGGTATCGTCACAGGTTTCCGAAATGTTCGGAAGGGATGAGCCATATGCTGGTCCACCTAACGGTGTCCAG